TTACGAGCCCGGAAGCATCAACCGACTAATCATCGAGATTGCTATCGCAACTGGGATTCCAATGCCTTACTGGACAGATATCGACCAAGTAATGACGGCCATAGATATATTAAAGGAGCGTAGCGGTGGCAGATGAGTTACCAATCAGCTATGACAAGCGCGAGCTCCGCTCAATCATTACCGCTTTCAAAGCGATGGATGATGAAGCCGTTAGCCAAGCTAAACAAGAATCTAGCGCGCTGGCTACTTATGCAGCAAACGAAATCAAAGCCTATGCGCTTACAAGAACCTTCGGCCAAGAAGCAGTTAGAAGAATTGCCACAGGCGTTAAAGTTTCGGCAAGTTCCAAAATCGGAGAGTTTTCTTATGGCTTCGCAAGTCAGCGCTTTTCTGGTGGCGGTAGCACACAAAAACTCTGGGCAGGTTATGAATTTGGATCTAATCGTTTCCGTCAGTTCCCAAGAAGAACACCCAGCAAAGGTAAGGGAAACGCTGGCTACTTTATCTACCCAACCCTTCGTAAGATTCAGCCTGAATTAATTAAAAAATGGCAAGAAGCATTTTCCAAGATATTGAAAGAATGGGATAAGTAATGGCTGGCAGTAGAACACTCAAGCTCTCGATTCTTGCTGATGTCGCTGATCTTAAGAAAAATCTCGATACTGGCTCTAAAGAGGTTGAAGGCTTTGGCGGTAAGTTAGAGAAGTTTGGAAAGGTTGCTGCAGCCGCTTTCGCAGCAGCAGCCGCAGCAGCTGCAGCCTATGCTGTCAAGTTAGCCGTTGATGGCGTTAAAGCAGCCATTGAAGATGAGGCAGCCCAAAAGCGCCTAGCCAATGCGTTACAGAATGTAACTGGTGCAACCGAAAAGCAGATTGCAGCAGTTGAGCAACAGATACTTAAGACCTCACTAGCTACTGGTGTTGCTGACGACCAATTACGCCCAGCGCTCCAGCGCTTGGCAGTTGCTACAGGATCAGTAGAAAAATCTCAAGATTTATTAAGCCTAGCTTTAGATATTTCAGCAGCTACTGGCAAAAATGTAGAAGCCGTCTCAAATGCCCTTGGCAAGGCCTACGAAGGCAATACAGCCGCTTTGGGCCGACTAGGCATTGGTTTATCCTCGGCTGAGATTAAAACTCTTGGTTTAGAAGGAACGACCAAACAGCTGGCTGAGACCTTTGGTGGAGCAGCAACAGTTCAGGCCAATACTTTTGAAGGTCAAATAGCCAGGCTAAAAGTCGGCTTTGATGAAGCTAAAGAATCCGTAGGCGCTGCATTACTGCCTACGCTTCAAAGACTATTAGATTACTTTATAAATGTAGTGATTCCTAATTTTATTAAATTCAAAGATGCAGCACTTAAACCGGTCACAGAGGCTATTGCTCGCAATAAAGAATCACTAACAATTTTATTTAACTTCATTAAAGACTTTGTTGTCCCAATTCTCATTAACGGCTTAGGTTCAGCTTTAGGATTTATCGGCAAGGTTGCAGGTGGAATTCTTGATGTAATTGGCGCAGTAGTTAATGGCATTAAGAGCGCAGTCAATTTTGCAATAGATGCAATAAATGTTCTTATTCGCGCTTACAATGCAGTTCCACTTTTGCCTAATGTATCTACCATTTCTAAGCCTTCATTCTCTGCTCCTAGCACTCCAAGCAGTTCATCACTTCCTGTGATTCCAACTGCTCCAAGTAGAAGCGTCCCCTCAGCTCCTAGCGTTTCGACTGCTCCAAGCCTTCCATCAGGTTCGGCGGTTACCGTTCCATCTTCATCGATTCTAAGCGGTAACGCCATCCCTTCTAGCTTTGATGTAGCAGCAGCTAGACGAGGCGACGAGCGCGGAAATACTATTATTAATATTAGCGGCGCACTTGACCCAGTAGCCACAGCCCGACAAGTAGCTAATATCCTAAACACTGAAGCCTCTACCGCTGGCAGCTTTACTAACCTAGGAGTATCGCGCTTCGCAACGAGGGCTGAGTAATGTCTTACAATCCAAATGCGACAGTCACAATTGATGGGGTTGATTTCACTGGAGAAACTTTAGGCGGATTAGCAATTCACTATGGAAGGCCAAGTATTTGGCAACAAGCCAGAAGCTCTTACGCCACCATTTCAATCCTCAATCTAAACGATACCGATTACGCTTTCCAGATTAATGATGATGTAGTAATAGAGATACAAGATAGCAACGCAGCCGATGTAACAGTATTTACTGGCAAGGTCACAGACATATCAAATGAAGTAGCTGCCTCTGGCACTGGTGCAACAGTTGCAATTCAGACACTAACCGCAGTCGGGCCATTTGCTCAGATGGCTCGAACAATTGTTGGAACAGTTAATTATCCAAAAGAATATGACGATGTGAGAATTAGCCGCATACTTACAGAGGCTGGCGTTTCAGTTGATGTAGTCGATACTCCTGGAGTCTATGAATTAGAGGCCCGTCCAAGTGATCCCCAAGATGCTTACACACTAGCCACCTACTACGCTCAAATGACTTTCGGCTATATGTATGAGACCAAAACTGGCTCAGTTGGATATGCCAATGAATCAAGGCGCACAGTAGATGTTGAGGCAAATGGCTATCTGGATATTGATGAGGGTTATATCAATTGGAGAGGCATAAATTCGCGTAAGTCGATTAGCGATATAGTCAATAAGATAATTCTTTTCTATAAGAACGGCCAAGATGTCACTTCAGATGATGCAGCCTCTATTGCTAACTTTGGATTGATTGAAGCGCGGATAGATACTGAACTAGAAGATAGTGACCAAGCCCAAAATATTGCAGACCGCTATGTATCCCTTCGCTCAACTCCCGAAACCAACTTTTCATCCTTCAGCATCAACCTAGATAATCCCAATGTGACAGCTGGCGATTTAGATGACTTGATAAATATTGAGATGGGAACAGCAGTCGAGATTAGCAACCTACCTAACGCAATTAGCCCAATCAATTACACAGGCTTTGTCGAGGGTTGGGACTTAGTTATTAATCAATCTCAAGCTCTTCTCACCCTTACCACCTCAGATAGCAGTTATTCTATTGTCCCAATTAGATGGCAGGATGTTGATCCGACTACTGAATGGGATGACCTAGACCCTACAGCGCTTAATACTACGCGGACTAACTTAATCACTAACCCTAATTTTGAACAGAATGTAAATGGGTGGTCGGTTGTTTCTGCTTTGACTATAGCTCAGTATTCATCTGATGCTTATTTAGGAACCAAATCATTAGAATTAAATAATACGACAATTTCCCAAAATGGTTCAATTGTGTTAAACCGCATTTCCCCTTCTGACCGAATACCAATATCTACAGGCGATACTCTATATGCACAAGTTAGAGCTAAAAGATTGACTGGAGCAAGAAATCTTAGAATAGGTTTCATAGGATTTACGACCCAAACTGGAACAACTCAATCTGAATCCTTTGTTGGAACTACAATAACCTTAGATTCATCTAATTGGACTTTATTACAAGAATCATTTACTTTTACAAATGTTACTGGAACTTATGCAACCCCTTCATTTCAAATCAGAGGCGGTGGATCTATTGGAGATATTGTGTTAATTGATGCCATAGTGGTCGAGAAAAACACTGGTGGATATGTGGCTTATGTGTGGGATGGCGATATGAGCAATATCCCAGCCAGCCGCCGACCTGAGCTAGCTTGGACTGGCACACAAGGCAGATCAACCTCAACCGCCGAAGCCTACTTTGGCACTATCCCGACACTCACTTGGGCTAATGTCGATATTGTCGGCTTACCCTAGAATAGGAACCTATGGCTACCTCAACGACCTATGGCTGGACTCAGCCCGATGATTCCGATTACCTAAAAGAAGGTGCGGAAGCAATTAGAATTGTCACCAATGCAATTGATACGACAATGAATAAAATAGAAAACTTCAAGGGTGGCATACCGCACCCCTTCCTACTGATGGGGGCTTAAATGGCTACTACAACTTATAAGATAATTGGACAAAGCGCACCAGCTGCAACAACTGAAGTAGATCTCTACACAGTTCCAGCAGCGACTGAAACAGTCATTAGCTCTCTAGTGGTCTGCAACCGCGGATCATCAGCGGCCACTTATCGCATTTATGTGGCAATAAATGGAGCAGCTGCAGCCAACGCTCAGTATTTAGTTTATGATGCTTCTATATCGGCTAAAGAAACTGTCGCATTGACTTTAGG